CCCATATAATTTTCCTTTTTTTTTATTGTGTGAGAAATATCTTGACATGACCTGGGGCAAACGACCAGAATTTTATTATACATAAAAAGGAGAAAAAAATGGACACTAAAAAACCTAAAGAAATCAAAAACATGCCAGATTGGAAATATCACGGCAACGACACTCATCTGTCTTCATCTCAATTAAAATATGCTTTACAGGATATGAACAAATTTAATGCAATGGTTAACGGTGATTTAGGAAGATATGACACTCCAGCATTAGCGTTTGGTAGAGCTGCTCATACTGCCGTTTTAGAATATGAAAAATTTGACTCATTATATGCGATATTTGATGACAATATGGATATGAGACTTAAGGCTTCTAAAGAAATAAAAAAAGAATTTGATATTGCGTCAAAGGCGAAAAAACTTTCTGTTTTAAAAAAGTCTGATTATCTTAGAATTTGCCAAATGAGACTTAATATTGATAAATACTCCGAAGCTAGAGATCTTTTAAATGGTGGCGAAGCAGAAGTTAGCTACTTTTATACTCATAAAAATTTTGGATTAGATTTAAAAGTAAGACCAGATTACGTCAATCATGAGCTTGGCTATATCGTGGATTTTAAAACGTCTAAAGATGCCTCAATGGGCAGTTTTAAAAGAGACTTTACCTGGAGTTACAACTACGACTTATCTGCCGCTATGTATATTGACGGTCTTTATCATTATACTGGTAAAATTTACGATTATTATTTTCTTGTAGCAGAAAAAGAAGATCCACATTCGGTTGCTGTTTATAAGCTAGGCGAAGAAAGTTATGATCTAGGTTTAAATAAATACAATAAATCTTTAGAGAAAATTATTCAAGCAAAAGAGAGTAATGTTTATCAACTTCAAAACAGAATCCAAGAGATTTAAAAGGATGAATCATGAAGAAACCTATACACTTTGTTCAATTATTATTAGCCTTTTTCTTGTTTACTACATTTTCGGGTTGTGGAAGTGATAAAGATAATAAGGTTTACCACCGAAAAGAAAGTCTTGTTTGCGATTATAATTCTTGTTCTAATCAGAATGTTTATTGCAAAATTATATCTTACAGATTATTAGATTGTGATATTTTTATACATAAAGGGGAGAAAAATGACAGTAAAAACGACATCGAAAGGAACAACGCTACCAATTTTAAAGCTTCGGGGAAAAGATTACTTAGAAGTTAAATGGAGACTAGTTTGGTTCAGAGAAGATCATCCAGATTGGTCTATTGAAACAAAAATAATTCAACATGACCTTGAAAAATCTGTTGTCTCGGCTAGGATTTTTAATGAAAAAGGTCGAGTAATTGCTACTGGTCATAAGCAGGAAGATAAAAAAGGCTTTGCTGACCATCTTGAAAAAGCTGAAACTGGAAGCATTGGGCGCGCCTTAGCTTTATGTGGTTATGGTACTCAATTTGATGGTGGAGAACTTGCAGAAGGAAGTAGACTGGCAGATTCGCCCATTCAGCCTGTTACCCAAAAAGTTAAAAAGAAAACAAGGCAAGATTTTCTTGATTTTATAAAAATGAGAATGAAAGAATTAACTAACAACTACCAGGATCAATCAAAGGCTAAATTAATTTATCGTGAAATGGATGTTTCCGGTTGGAGTGAATTAAAAACTTTAACTTTAAAAGATTTAGAAAGTTTAGCTAAAATGGTTATCGTCCGGTGGTAATGCACTTTTGGAAGTTAGAAGAGGACCAGGTTGTTGTGAGAATTGCAGAATTTTTATCAGAGGGGAGAACTATTAAACCATTTTCATTAGCTAGAGCTTTAGAGCTTGCAGAAGATGTAAGGGAGGAGTGGGGAGGATTTCTTACTCCTTCTTTCCGTTTTACTGTTACTGAGAATGAAACATTTTGGAAAATTATTGCAAGAGATGATAAAGGTTTTAGAAGTTCGGCAATGATGATGAAAAAAAGAACTTTTGAACAACGACTAATAGGTGCTTTGAAAGGTCTTATTAATGATTATTTTCTATATCATGATTATATGCCCCGAAGTTGGGGACACGAATAGGGAGAAAATATGTTTACCTGGCTTAAATTAATTACATGGATGTTTGCGACCGCTCTTTGTTTACTTTTTTGGTGTTTAGTTCTTATGGAAGTTACAAAATGAAGTATTTTTTTCTGTTGTCGATATTGATTGTAACCGATCCATATAAA